CATCTGCTCCCTCTTCGTATGTAAGATGAATCATTGCATCGTCTGCAAGGTTAAGTGATTGAAGTTTTGTTACAATAGACATTTTTTCTCCTATGAAATTATTATTTTTCTATCCAAACAACAATGTTTTTGTTTTCATTGCTATCTTTCAATATATCATAGGCTGGATCGTTGTCAAGTTCCATTGGAATAATACACGACACATTTACCTTTACAGGTTTTAAATCTCTACTTCCATGAACCCAAGCAAGTGTTTCGTATTTACATTCAGATTTCATTATTGCTTTCTTATTACTAGGATATTGAAAGTTTCTGTGTCCTAATTCTGATAGATAGCAAACTTTGTTTTTAGTTTTCATTTGTTTCCCATAAATAGTTTTTCCATAAATCACTAATTTGTTTTTTGCTTACTGTTCTAAGAACGTTTGATTTTGGTCTTTTTGGTTCTCGTAGTAAAACCATATTAGCTTCTTTTGGAGTTCTGTTTCCTTTTTTTTGATTGCATTTCTTACAAGCAGCAACTAAGTTTTTCCAAGTGTTTTCACCGCCTCTTGAACGAGGTATAACATGATCTATTGTTAAAACTTTGCTTTCGCATTCTTTTGAGCAATATTGGCATGTGTTTTGATCTCGCCAAATAATATTTGCCCTATTTGGAGTCATGGAGTGAAAACGAAGTTTTACATATCTCGTTAAGACTATCACTGCTGGAAGTTTGAAAGACTCTGAAACAGATCTGACTTCTTCTTTGTAAGTTTCGATGGCGTGCGCTTTTCCTATTATGCACAAAACTAGGGCTTCGAGAGCATCAACTATCTCAAGCGGCCTGTAAGACGAGTCTAGCTTCAAAGTTTTAGTATTGGATGTTATATAGTCCATAAACGAGAGCCCTTCGTCTAATTTAACTAGTGCTTGTTTATGTAGCACACCGTCACCTACCTTCCAGAGTGTTTAATTTTCGAGCGTTGTGGAGCAACTTCTACATTTTCTTGTTCTTTTCTGAACCTGTTTACTAGTGTTGAAGAGGCGTCTGCTTTGTAGTCTCCGCCAATACCCCACAGTAATTCTACTCCCATTTCTTCACAAACGTCTTGTTCGGGGGTGTTTTTCTTTCCCCTGTCACCGCCATTAGCAAAATAATCTGGCTTGTGACGACGAATTGCTTCACAGACTGTACCATCAGTATCATCGACAGAATCGACTAAGATAACACCCTTGAGTGCGCTCAAAATTTCAGACCTTTTTTCAAACTCCATAAAAACAAAGCCCTTTTTTCTATGTAACCAGTTATCAGAATTAGCAATAACTATCACATCTCCATATTGAGCCGCTTCACGAATCATTCGGATGTGTCCGACATGTACAGGATCGAAGCCTCCTGATACCATTACTGTTTTTGTTTCTTCACTCATGCTTAAACTCCTTATAACATGTCTCTTAAGATGTGAAAATCTATTATTTCTATTGTTTCTTGAGGGCCAGACGTTTCAAACGCTCGACCGGTATGCTTGAGATGCTCGAATATTTCATAGTCATTTCCTTGCGGATAACATCGGTCTCCAACAAACCAAAAATTCCAGTCGTGCTCATTAAAGTGTTTGAAAGCATATGTCTTGTCCCAACCATTTGGATAAATATCAAATGACGTATCACCGCCAAGTTTCAAAGTTAAGCCAATCTTTCTTGATGCAATTTCTTTTGAGAGTATATCAAAATATTTTCTTCTTATACCAAGCTGCTCATCTAATAACAGGAAGGCTTCGCGTGCTTCACCTTTCGCTGCTCTACCAATAGGACACCAATTAACCATTGAGCCTCTGTTTTGAATAAAATTGCCCGTCAAGGGAATGCTGTATTCTTGTACGACTTGAGCTTGCATTTCGCAAAGCAGCTTTAATAACTCCCTCATAGAGCCATCACCAATTTCGTCTTCCATCGACGCTTTTGAAATGTGGTTAAAGATAAGTTCTTCAATACCATCAGTTATAACGTATTCGGTACCATTACACGGTAAAAGATGGCTATTTTGCTTTATAATTGGATCATTTAAAGCAGGCCAAAGCTGCTCCTTAATGTATTCAAGCCCAGAACCAGTGAGAAACCCTATTTCAGCGTATCTACAAAGCTCTCTGAGTGCCTTGAGCATCCTAACAGAGATAGCATCCCTTGCTTCAGTCAAAGTGCCGTCAACGTCAAAAAGAACGAGATTATTCATTTATTCCTCAAATAAGTATTTTTTATAATACTACAAATTTATTTCATTGTTCAACTGGAAATAATGAATCCTCACGGACCTTCTTGTATACACCAGTTTCTTCTATATAGATCTCGTAGTCATAATAATCACGCTGAGAGCATATTGAAAGTATTACTGCTTTTTTACGATAATTGCCTGTCGTATCTTGCTCGGGTAGGAAATCGTAATAAACCCACTCGTCAACCTTGTATTTTCTTCCTTTCATTTTCTTTTATTTTCGTTACTATATCATGTAATACGCTGGGTGATAAGTCTTTTCGTTCATAAATTTTAATTGTCTTCCAGTCAACAACACTAGCAATTCTGAGAGCATATGCTATCCACTCGCTGCAATACCATCTGTTTTCTGTTTTAATTCTAAAAGGTAGAAACTGAGATAGCAACATTCCAAACCAGTCATATTTGCTTCCTCTTGTTTCGTTAAAGAAGTCTAATATCGTCTTATATTGTTCCTCGGTCACTTCCAAGGGTATAAAGTCCCACTCAGTATGACTAGCAAAAAACCTTCTTGTAGAGTCTATCTTGCTGAGAAGCTTTGGGCTGATACTGATCCAAGTTTCTTGATCATCAAGTATCATTTCGGCGTGACTGTATTTGCTGTTTGTCCACCATCTAACAATTTTATTGAGAATATCACCTTCTCCTTTATAAAATGCGATGGTTATTTTCACTATTTGTACCTCTTATAAAATATCTATACGAGATGTTGACAAAGTTATTTCTTTTTGTTTCTTAACTTAAAAATTTCAGCATATTTTCTTTTTTGGATTACAACTTGATCCACTTCCTCAGTTTCTAGATCAAATACATCCTTTATTTCCCAAAGCGCAATTTCCATAGAATCATTGGTTTGATACTGCTCTTTGGTAGTTTCTGTTTTATTGTCTTTTTTATACCAATAAGACCATTTGAAAATATTCATATTGTATCCCTCATGATATAAATAGATGGTGGAGATGGTTAAACTATGTTGTTCTGTTTATAGACGGACTCACAGAATAATATAACCTCGTCATCTGTAAAAGCGTTTTTGCAATAATTTGCGATAACTGAGATGTACCTTACATTTCCTTTAATATAGCCTTTATTGCTATCAATTCTATCAAGTGATGCACGATACATTTTATTTTCTTCATTTTTCCAGTTAGTTGAGTCTTTTGGAAGTTCAAGTTTCCAACCAGTTAAAGGGCAAATTCCCTTTTGTTCGTTCCAAACTTGTTTTAGATAAAGCAGGTCAACATCATATTCTTTTTGTCTTTGTTTCCTTCTTCTCTTAATGCCTCTCATAAACCATTTAAATTCAGTGTATTCATCTCTACGAGAGAGATCATTATTTTGCAAAAGGTTTTCTGGTCGTCCTTTACCGAGATGCTCCCCTAAGTGATGAGCGTTACCTTTTCCAGAACATTTAGAAGAACAATATATCTTTCTTCCAAGTTTCCTGCTTCTGTTAATTTCTCCTTTTTCTCTCTCAAACTCTTTATCGCATGTTTCGCAATTTATTAAAACCTTAGCCATAACATAACTCCTTATGTAATAAATAGTCCAGAGTTATGGAAATGGCGGGTTTTTTATGTAAATGGTGGAGATGGACGGAATTGAACCGTCGTCCAGAACAAATCCAATTGTAGTCATTCACAAGCATAGTCAGTTTCTATCACCTACTGACAAAGATAGATGGTTATAAAACAATGCTTACCATCCTGTTGCATTGAGTTTTTGATTTTTACAACTTGTCTGTTGTTTTGGTTAGATTGGAAAGAAGGCTCTAACCAGCCTCCTGATTACGCTGCTAAAAGAACAGCGTCTTCAAAGTGGTTGTTGTTGTTTGCAACTAATATTTTTGAACTGTTAAGGTCGTATCTAACCTGCTTGCACTATTCCTCTTCACTGCCCTGTCGAAGCCAAATCATCCCCTTTTGTTTTTTATTATGATACCAATTGGAGAATGATTCACATCATCCAACCAGATCATTACTTCTTTCTCTTTTTTTTGTTTTTCGGAAAAAGAAAACTTTATACTTTTAGCAGCCGCCTTTAGGGCAGCAGCCTCTGAGGAGTGTTTACTTACTAACTCTCCTTGTACATAACCATTATGTTCTTTATATACTTTCCACATTATAATAACTCGTCGATAGTGTTTCGCATGTATTCTTCACTGAAGCCTGTATGACCTAAATGAATTTCCATGTCTCTGTTTAAATAAATGTAAGTGGGATATCCCTGAACAATATATCCATTTATCCCGTTTGGATCTATAACCTGATGTGCTGGAGATTGCAACACTGGAGATGAAGTATTTCCGTGATCTTCTGCCCACTCTTGCACATCTTCCAAGGTCGGAGGCATGTTCAACACGTTGGCTAACATTAAAGTTACCACAACTACTTCTCCGTTATAATCATCTTGAACCGGCTGAGCAGAATGACCTGCTGCTTGACAAGGACCACACCATGCAGTCGAGAAGTCTAAAACAATAACTTTTCCTTTGTGCTCATATAGTCTCCAAGGTTCATCGTTTTGATCATTGAACTTGAAGTCGCATACTGTGACTCCTAATTGATCGTGGCTGCAAATATCAGTTTTATTAATTCCATATTCTATGAAAGGTAATGGAAGTGGTCCAAGTGCTGTGTCGCTTCCTTCAACTTGCATTTCTGGAGCACACCCAAGTAAAGTCATTAGCAGTGTCATTAACATAATATTAGTCCTTATCAGAGGCATCAAAAAAGTTATTAATTTGATACTTCTTACATATATTTAGGAATTCTAAGTATGTTAAGCCTAAAAATCTGGAAGCGTCTTTTTTAGACTTGGTGGTTGAGATAGCAAATTTCAGAGTTGCTTCTTTTACAACGTTAGGCAATGCTCTCCAAATATCAAAACCATAAAGTCTGTTATTGATGTTATTTGCAGTCAATTCTAATTTGATAGCTATCACATCTTCAAGAGATAAAGAATTAATACAGACTAATAACTGATCATTGATCTTATTTTGATCTTTAAGTAATTTAATTATACTTTTAGATTTAGTAGTGATCTTCTTTGATTGTACTGTCATTTAATTAACTATCACATGCAGAACACATTCTGAGTATAACGGTGGTTCTGAAAACTGTCAAATTAAAATTCTGAAATTATTCAGATCTATCTACACCGTACTGATCAAGTTTTGTTTCAATATAGGTTTTTATTGCTTCTGCGAGAGCTTTTGCGCGTATGTAAGTCTCTTGATCTATTTTCTCTCGCATTTCATCTTCAGTTAGTTCTTCGTCTTCTTCATCATCTGGAGGTGGAGAATCGAGACGATAAAAAGTTAGTGCTAAAGACTCCTCTGGATCTTCGAGACCAAATGATGGTTCATCTGCTGTTGGCATTGTAGCTCCGTTATAAATCTAATTCAATGTCGTCAGGACCAGCTTGATCAGCCGGCTGTTCCTGTTTAGCCATATCATATGCTTGGTTGGTTGGTTCCGGTAACTCGCTAGCTAATTCTTCTTCGAACTTTTCAAAATACAACTTAAGGTTTGCGATCAAGTAATCAAAAAACAATTCTTGGTCTTCAGGGTTCGCAAGAAGCTCATATGAGTCAATGATATTGCTTTCAACCTTTTTATAAGACTGATAAGCCATATTGCGACCAGTTTCGTCTCCATCAACGTCGGCACCAAAAGAATCACGAGGATCTGCTTCTTCCTCTTCAGCCGCTTTTTCAGCGTCAGTGCGAATGTCGATAAATTTATCTTCGCCGGCATCATCACCAACTGTAATATCTATTTCTTCAAGGCTAGCAGCTTCTTCTTCACCAGCTTGGTTGTTCAACTTAGCGGGTGTCAGAGAATTCTCG